GAAGTTGGAAAGCAATCTTTAAAAGTAATTCGAATATTAGGAGTGTTTTTATTTGACATTACTGTCATTACTGCATCAGATACTGTTCCGCCATAATCTTGATTGTCTTTTATTAGACGACGATATTGATCGAAGTTTTTAGGAAATGTTAGACCAATTATCCAATTATGCATTTCTAGCCAAGTTTTAAGATCTTCATCAACCATAAATGTAAGATCTAAAGTTTCGTATTGAACTTTATCGCCGTGAACATATAAATCAACAAATGGTGTATTTCTTACAATCTCAGACATAGACAAACCTGGCAAATTGAATGATTGACAAAAATATGTCAAGTGTGGAGTTCTTGAAAATGTCAATTGAAACTTTGTTGGTTGAAGAAAACTTGTATTTGTTGGTTGTTTATTTAATTTTGCCATAATACACCTCTATTGTATTTATGAACAAAAAGAGGGGGAACCGAAGTTCCCCCTCAAGTTGTAGTAACGCTTTCTTATTGTTCTTAGGATTACAGAAGATTTGTAACCTTGAAGATACGATAATAGACATTTGAACGATTCTTCAAAGCACCACCAGCTCCTGCGGCAGGAATTGTTGAACCTTCAGCAAATGGATTTGCGACCATTCCATAACGTGTCTTGAATCCGATACGTGGCTGGAATGTGTCTTGTCCGATTGCACGAACCATCTGTAGAGGAACATATGGGCAATAGAATAGACCAGCGTCATAAGGTGATGTACCCTTATAACCAACTGTTACTAGTTCAGCTGAATTTGTTCCGTAGTTGTTGCCTGATACTGCAGAACCATAGTAAGGATCGATGTAAACCTTGATACGATTGTGTAGAAGACCAGCAAATGTGTTTCCTGTGTCATCTACCTGTAGATCAGCCTGAAGTGCTGGGGTATACTGAAGTACGCCAGCCATTGCCATTGCTGAAGCAACGTCAGATGAGCATACTACGATGTTACCCTTACCACGACGGGTCTGACGAGCGATTGCATTTGCTTCACGCTCAATCTGGAAGATAAGGCCCTTGAACTTTTCAACAGACCAACGACCATTTGAGTCGGTGTCTAGGTCGAATGTACCTGCTGTTGTTGTACCAGCATTGCATCCAAGAACAGCTGTAGAATAAACTGTACGAATTACTTCACGGTTGATTTCTGACAGAATTTCTGTTGATAGAATATTTGCCAACTCTGTTTCTGCATCAAGACCATGAATTGCCTTCAAGTCCTGAGCAAGTTCTAGAGTGTATTCTGCCTTCAATGCACGCTCGCGAGCAGTTACTGTAACTTTTTCGATTGAGAATGCCATTTCAGCAAACAGGTTTGTGCCCGAGTCACCTAGAGCTTCACCCTGAGCTGTTGTCATACCATTACCAGTGTTGGCAAGAGTATAATCAACATAACCATTTCCGCTAGATGTCTGATGTGCATTTGGTGTACCATTTGCATCAAGCTTGTTTCTAGCAGAGAATGTAGTATTAGCTTCTTGGAATAGAGCTTCTGTACCTGTCTGTGAATCATATCTTGAACGCATTGCGAAGATCAAGCCTGTTGGACCTGTCATTGGCTGAACGCCGCAGATATCATATGCGATCAAGTTTGGAAGGGCACGACGAACCAGCGAGATCAAGATCGGATCGTAGTTGCTGATTGAAGAGCCAGTTGCGTTTGTTGGAGCTGATTCAGATAGGAATGAACGATCACCACCCATGAATGCTGCTTGCTGAGAAGAAGCAATCTGTTGGTTTTCAAGAACCATAGCTGTAACAGCTCTCTTATAAGGATCCGCGATCTTTGGAAGTTCTGGATGATCCAGAACAGGACCCCACTTGTTGACTAGTTGTTCAGTAAGTTGCATTTTTAGTAAACTCCTTTATTGACTTATTATTTTAGAATTGTGCGACTAATTGACTTGACATATGCGTCCATAATTGGATCTGCACCTGTCTTGTTTTCTTTTTGTTTTTGCTCTAGAAGACTCTGTTCGTGTTCAACAACATCTGTTTCTTCATCAAGTCTTGTGTTATTTGACTTAGATGATGTTTTTGTTGAAAAATAATTTTCACGAAGAGTCTTAAGACTTTCTGCATAGTCTTCAAGTGATGTGAATTCAACACCTTCAGACAAAGACTTCATCTTTTCTACTTGAGTAGATGTTAGTCCTTCGCAAATTTCATAGAACGCTTCTCTCTTTGCGTACTCATTCAATTGCTTCTTCATTTCAACTGCAGAAGAGATCTGTTCGTTAAGCTTACTTTCCAATTCGACAACTTGTGCTGTCATTTCTTCGACAACATTTACTTTGTCTTCTGGAATATCAATGTAATGCTCTGTAAACAGATTGCGTAGACCAGCAATGAAATCTTCTGTCAACTCTGAACGAAGACCTGACTCAATTGCTAGTTCATTTTCCTTGACCCATTCTTCAACGACGTAATTTAGATAGTCGTCTACTTTTTCAGTCATTTCTTCCTTGAGTTGTTCTGTAACTTCTTCAAGGATTTCAGCATACTGTTCCTGGAGCTTTTCTTCAATCTTATTAGCTCTTGCAGTTACAGCAGCTTCAAAAATTGTTGCAGCTTTCTTCATGAAGTCTTCAGAAAGATTTTCACCGTTGAAAAGAGCATCTAGATCTTCTTTCATAGACTTCTTTTCATCTTCGTCAGAATCATCTTTCATTTCATCTTCATCAGAATCATCTTTCATTTTTTCTTTATCATCTTCATCTTCATCTTTGTCTTCGTCTTTAGGTTCTTCATTGACTTGTGAAGGTGCCTTTTTCATAGGTTCTGCAGGTGCTGGTTGTGCTCCTGGTGGCTTTGCTCCGCCAACTGCAGCAATGGCTTTTGTAATACCAGCTTCGTCTGCAGTTGAAATAGCATTTTGAACTATTGGTGGTGTACCACCCTGACCAGGTGTTGCAACAGCTGGGGTTTCACCAGCTTGACCAAAAGATTCAGCACCTTTTGACATTGGTTTTAGAGAAGCCATGTTGCCTGAAAGAATAGCAGCAGCTGCTTCAGCTAGATTTTTCTTTGCCATTTTTGTATTGCTCCTTTATATTAGACTATTTATAATAATTAAAGTTTTGAAAGGAAATTTTTGAATTCGCGAAGCTTGACTTCTTCATAGTCTCGTCTGCTTGCTTCATTCAAAGCTTTCTTTGCATGATCATAGTCAATCTCTTTCCATTGACCATTTTCAATGATCCATTCTTTACTCTCCATGATACCTCTCACAAAAGCATCTGGTGCTGAAGGATCTGCAACAATATCAGCAGCTGTAGCCAAATAAAAATCATCTTGTACCATATTCACACCGTTTCTGGCTTTTAGCGAACCTAATCCCCTAGAAGATACGCCCAAACGAGCGCCCTCATCTATCAAATTTTTCACAATCTTTCCATAAGGAGTATCCAAAATTTTTGCCTTACCTATATAATTCGTGCCTTCTTGTCTCAAATCTTTGATCATATGTGATACACGATCAAGATTGATTGTTGGACTATCAGGATGTCCTAATTCACCAAATGCACGATTTTGCATTATGTAATTAGAAGTATATCTTTGAACTTCTCTCTGTAGAATATCCATAGGATATACTCTACCATTTCTATTTTGACGTTCAGCTTGAAGAAAGACACCTTCAATATAGTGTTCTTTTTGACCCATTGGGTTTTCTTCGGTAAGATAGCGAACTTCTTCTACAACTTCTTTGATAAGTTTCATCTTAAACCCAGAGCCTTTCTTTTCATCAATGAACGTCTACGTTTTAATAGTGCGCGAGCTAGTTTAGCGCGACGTTTAATCTTTGCGCGACGAGCGCCCAGTTTACGTTTACGTTTTTCTGTTGGAGACATACGAACAAGTTTTCCAGAAGATACTCTCATTCCTGGTATAGCTGATCTTTTAACGCGACGTTGAACTTTACCATTACGAATTCTGGCTCTAATCATTTTAAGACGACCCATACGAACAATATTTGATTCATCAACTTGTTCAATTTCTTCAACATTGATCAAAGCTTCTGCAAGTTCAGCAACATCATATTTTGCAGCAACAATCTTTTTTGCTTCATTCAATTTTTGTTTTAAAATTTCTGTAAAAGATTCAGTAAGATTTTCTGATGCCTGATTAAAGTCATCGCTTATAATTGATTCAATTAATTTTTTTGTAGATGACATTTTGTTAAACCCTATTAAAAGTAGAATAATCTTCGGAATGTTTTCTAAAATCAGCAATAATTGTGTATGAACATCCAGTTGACGCAAAGTTTATTGTTTGTAATCCCACATTACCATTAGCACCAGCACCAGTAGCATTATTCATAATAACGATACCGTCTCCTCCTTCAGCAAAGTCCATTTGACCTTGTCCAGATAATGTTACTATAGTTTGATTTGGAGTACCTGTCCAATATAATTCAACATAACCATTTCCTGCCTGACCTGCAACAACATCATAAATTATTTTTTTCAATGCTAGTCTATATGTTTGTTTACGATCAGTACCAGATTCAAGAAGTTGATTATTTGCATTTAATGAAAAATTTAATCCACCTGCATCAATTTTTAATACTGCAGCTTCTGCTGTATTTCCTGTCCATTTATAAACAACTCTTCTTTCAGAGTCAATTAATTTTTGTGATGTATTTGCCATTTTTTATAGTCCCATATCTGTATGTGCGCCATGAGCAAACGCTGCAACTTTTGCAAAATTAATCTTATCTTTATTCACCATTTTTTCAATTTTAACTTTATTTGATGTGTTTACCTTATTATAAAGATTTACAATAGACTGTGCAGTCGTAACATCAATTTTCATACCAAGATTGTCATGAAATGTAATTATATCAGATTCTCCAGAATCAGCAATTTGCATCAAT